TGCTGGGTTCCAAGAGAGTATGTGAAGACGACATTGTTATGGACAACACCGAGATGCCGTCTTTCAGGTATATTGGCACTGACCAGAAGGAACATGTGTACTATCCGGACATATACATAAAACGGTTGAACTTAATCATTGAAGTCAAAGGCAAGATGCTGCTCGACATGGACTTTGACAAGATATCGCTGCAGCTGTTGGCTGTATCGGAAGCAGGTTACGAAGTGGAGTGTCCAGTGTACCACGTGGGAAAAAAGAAGTTTACAATCAAAGTCCAAGACGGCCAGCTGATCAAAGTCGCAGTATTTTTTGGAAGTGGTATTCACCAATCTGTGAAGAAGCCTAGAAAGCAGACAAAAGAAGATGTAATAGAGCGCCTTAAAAGCGCTGGAATATACGACGAAGGCTTCTGTTTCAACGAAGAGGAGGAGATGCCTACCGTGAGAAGTGTCCCGATGATCTGTCCGCTGGGGCACCGGTTTGTCATACCGCTAGCCAAGATGCTGAACGAAGGTCGACGCTGTTCTAACACAGTGTGTGTGGCCAACCGTAGGAAAAATAGTAGGAGTAAAAATACTAGCAAACAATAAAACAGAGAGTTTAATACCATACTTCGAGCAGTGTATAAAAATCCATAAAACAATCTGGTCCTCTCCAAATGATATACTTAGAGGACCGGAAAACCTAGAGCCCCGCCACTTATACGAATGATATTGTTATTAACCACACATACAATGAATTGGTAGGTCTGAGCAAAGTCAGCACCGGCTCCTCCCAGTCCCTGAGCGGCGGCGACACAGTAGTCGGTGGCGTAGGGCACGATACTGACGTTGGTGAGCTTTCCGTAGTTGGTGGATCCCATGGGGTCCAAGTTGAGGAAATCAAGTGAGTACGAGTACATGTGGTATCCGGTCTGGGTAGGAATGACTGCTTGTGGCTGGTACCATGGCTGGACCAGTGAGAAAAAGTCTCCTCCCATCTGGGACAAACGCTGGGTATTCTCGTAGATCAGAGTGGTGGACAAAATGGGGTCTGATCCGGAAGGGAAAGGTGGGTTAAAGTTGACAACACCGGAAGCAACAACGGGGGAACTGATGACGTAGTTGGACCACTCGGAGGGGGTGGTGTTGTTTCTAACGGCGAAGAAGATAGATTTGATGGCGTGAGCAAATCGAATGTCGAAGGAAGGACCTCTGTTGGTAGCGGGTGAGTAGGTCTGTACGGGCGCGGTCTGGACTTGTTCAATGAGAATATCCCTTGGTGCGCAGCCCATTCTGGTTCTTTCGTCGTTGGAGACGATGGCATAGTTGGCCCAGACGTAGACGTTGGACAAGACGGGTGCGGTTCCTCCAATATCAGAAAGAAGAGGTGCGGAACTGGGGTTGGTTCCGGCGGCGGCTGCGGTGTTGTCCAGGATGAGCAGTTCGTTCCAGTTTCTGAACCAGAATTGAAGACGAGCTTCGTTATATGGAAGAGCTGCGGTAGGGAGGGCAACACCGCTATCTCTAGTGAAGAAGTAGGGAAGAGGAAGGTTGAGGATGATGCTTCTGAGTGTTTCTCCGGGTCCGACAGGTTGGACCAAGTCGGGGATGTTTCCGATCATGTTATCGTATCCGATCTGCTTGCCGGCGGGGGTAGTGAACGCGGCCCAGAAGTCGAGGAAAAAACTGTCCAATCGCGCGGCGGACAAGTCGTTAAAGGTGATACTGGATTCCCTCACCAAGTTATGCATGAGGTTTCGGGTCCATCTCAGCTGTCCATCACCGGTAAACCTATTGGTGAGTGATAGAGTCACTTCGGGGATCTGGACTCGGAGCCATACCTGCAACAGGTAATCACCGGCTCTTGAGATGTTCGCGGACCATTCTTGGCCGAAATCGGCGTTTCCGGAACCTCTTGAGAGGACGGTAGGGACCTGTGTGAACCAGGTGGACTTTCTGTTTTCACGCACAAAGTAGGTGATTGCGGAACCGCTTCCGTACATGTACTTTTCTAGTTCATCGAAAGTTGCCAGGTCGATGAACCCTGAAGTAAGATTGCTTGAGACGATTGATGCTGCCATTGTCTATTTATTATACTGTGAATAAAAAATAAAAATCTACTAAAAATTTCTAAACCTGGTTTGGAAATTGTGTAAACTAACAAGGGTATTTTATTTAAGTTAGGAAAGGGTACTTTTATGTCTACATGTATAGGAAGTGTACTTGAGTTGCTTCATTTATCAGAGTAAAACAAGTATTCGATATGCATATGTTTGTCAAGAGGCTTGGTAATATGGTAGTCAATACGTTCTTTCAGAATCTTCAATCGTTCTTCCTGTGATACTTTTTGTTGTTTACCGTTTATAGAAAATGTATCTGGATTATACCTGATAAAGACGGTATAGATACCTAGTGACTGCTGAATATTGACCATTCGTACCTCCTCGCAATCCTGTTCATATGTGTTATGTTGATATTCGTCGCATTCTATAACCACAACGTGAGTTCCACAGTCGATCAAAAAATCGGGTCTAAAATTACCACATACACCCGTTCTCCGATCACTCACAAACGAATACTTCTTATCCTCTAAAAATATATGAATCTGCAATTCCTTTTTCTTGAGTCGTTTTTTGACAGCTGAGTCTGCTTTACAATAAGAGCATAAAAAAGGTGCTTTTTGAACGATGAATACCTGACAATTATTGCACCGCGGATCTTTAATGTTTATCATACATGTGAGTCTATGCTCGTAACAATAAGAAGGTTTTGCATCATATCTGAAACCATACGAAGACTGCTTTATACAATTTATATGAGGACATCTAATTTTTGTATAATCACGCATACCGTCTTCTATATGCCGCCCACATCGTTGCGGTTTGTGGTCAGGTGAAAAAACTAAATACCGCGCGCGTTTGACAGCCACTAGCCGTACACATATGGTCTTTGATATTTACCATATCATCTTCTTTATGTGTACCACAATATCGTTTATCCCAATTCTCTAAATACACCCACCGGCCGGTACTGCCACATTTTTTGACGGTGGTTGAGCACTTGATACTTCTATTGGTCATACCGGGTTCGATATGATCTCCGCAGACAACCACGCCCTTACTCTCTGGAAAGTTGAACCCTGCGAGTTTTACACATCCCTGTTCTCGACATTTTGTACCCGTGGTGCTCCGCATTCCGTCGTCTATATGTTGTTTACAAAATCGAGGCGGTCGGTCTCCGTTATAATTAAATGTAGCTACGGCTTCGCAGCTACTTTTTTGCACAGAGACGGTCGCGTAGGTTGACCATACCGTCTTTTATATGTTTCTTACATACGAGAAGAATACGGTCACTCGCGGAGCCGTATCGAGTGGTTGAAGTGCAGTTTGTAGCTGTACACTGTGTAGGCATTATGGGGGCTTTTTAGACCTTGGTTTTGAAATGTGATCATTTTATTAGTATATGCTTCTCGTTTCTACTACATATTAAACATCAATCTCCTGTGCGAACAGGGATTGAACCAGCTCCACATTGTCCTGTTCGTAAGTACACATAATATCTATCAAATACTCGACAACGTAAACGTGTCCATACTGCTCCGCGCAATCAATTGCATATTGGTTGACTCGCTGTCGACGTTGTTCTACGAGGTACTTTACAATATCTAGATGACCATACCTGGCCGCAAATTCAAGCGGACTTCCTCTACCGATGAACTGACAATAATCAATACACATACGCTCGTTCACCAAATACTCGAGTATGTCTAAGTGCCCATACTGGATGGCTCTCATGGGGGCCATGTTATTGAACACATGTCTTTTTTCCACTAAATACTTGACCACATCAAAATGACCGTTCTTAGCCGCTGTCACTAAGGGTTCATCGCGGACTTCGATCGTGTGATGCGTTACTACTCTATCATTCTTTAAATACTCGTCTTCGTCCTCGCTCAGTTCATACGCGTCCTCGTCTTCGTACTCACTCAGTTCATCGTCGCTGTCGAGTTCATCGTCGCTCTCTTCATCCGCGTTCTCGTGCGGTTCAACATCATCAAGTACACTTTCTCGCGTTTCAAAGTACTTCAACATATGGTCGAGTAGTTGTACATAACCCTTTTCGGCACACTTTACAAATAAGCGAACGTTGT